AACCCCAGGTGAATACTTGGCAGCCATGCACATTGGCGGGGAAACTTTCCGCAACGTTGCTGCAGCTGCACAAGATTTCATGCTTGAGCGTCGTTCCGCTTTCCAAGCCGCCGCCGGCGACGCTCTCACCACAGACACCCCTGGCCTCCTTAATCAGATGGTCCTTGGCCCGATTTTTGAAGATTTGAATTACATCAGGCCTGTGGTGGCTGCTGTAGGCGCAAGGGCAATGCCAGACGGAGGCAACCAAAAAACCTTTATCCGACCGACGTGGACAACGCACCCGTCAGTGGCTGCACAGTCACCTGAACTAAGCGCAGTATCAGCAACGACACCAGTGATCGCTTCCAACGTTGTAACCAAGACCACGCTTGCTGGTCAGGTCACATTGTCGGTGCAAGACATTGACTTCACCAGCCCAGGCGCAATGGAAATTATCCTGCGTGACCTCGCTGGCCAGTACCTGCTTAAGTCTGACGACGTAGCAGCCGACGCAATCACCACCGGTGCGTCAGCGTCAGGTTCAACCTGGACCTACAACAGCACCGACCCGTCCACACTGTTTGCTGCCCTTTACGACGCAGCAACCGACATTCTTACTGCGTCAAACTTCTTGCCCGATCACGTTTTCGTGGCACCTGGCGTATGGAAGTTGCTTGGCCAGCAATTGGACGGCGACAAGCGTTCAGTTTTCCCATACGCTGGCGCAGCAGGTCTCATGGGCGTAAATGCTGCAGGAACCGCAAACATTACACAGCTCAACACGTTCAACCCATTTGGTTTGAACCTGGTTGTGGATCGCAACTTTGCAGCAAACACCATGGTTGTTGCCAAGGGTTCAGCAATTGAGTTCTACGAGCAGATCCGCGGTATTCTCAGCGTCGAAGTACCAGGCACGCTCGGTCGCACATTCAGCTACTACGGCTACGTTGCAACGTTTATTGCAGACAGCGACCTCGTTAAGTCCATAACAGTTAGTCCTTGATCTAGGGCCGGGTGACGGCTCATGGCTACATCAACAACTAGCGTCACATTTCACACACGCATAGACGACTATGCGGTCGTGGAACTGTTGCGAGACATTGACCTTGAGGTCGGGCAGTCAATAACGCTGACAGGACTCGGGCATGGTTTCAACGGCACACACACCGTCAGGGCACTTCCACAATTCGAGTACCAAGGTACCGACACCGAGGGTGACTTCATCTTTGACTATGACGCACCAATCCTTAACCAGGTGCTGTTTTATGACGAGGGCGACGACCTAAACCGATCAGCTGCAATCCCGGTCGGCACGATCACCACAAACCCGACCTGTACTTGGGTGACGGATCAACAGATCGAGGACTGGCTCGGGTTTACTAGCGTGTCGGTTGCTGACGCAGCGTTCTTAATTCAGTGCGCAGCTGCTGCAAACGCTTTTTGTTACCGTCGGCGTGAGGAAGCCGGGTACGTGGACAGCCTGACGACCAGTCCGTCGGGCGATGTCACCCTGGGCACGATCATGTACGGTGGGGCGCTTTACCGTCAGCGCTCGAGCGTGAACGAGTTTGCGTCATTTACAGAAATGGGCACAGCAACCCCTACAGGGCTTTCAGCGATCATGAAACAACTGTTGGGTATTCCTAGGCCAGCGGTCGCCTAATGGCGTACACAGACCTGTTTAACGAGGCCATAGACGACCTGAGCACCACCCTTGCCACGATCTCAGGGCTTAAGGTGGTTACGGACCCACGGAACCTGCAACCACCGTGCGTATTTCTTGACGCACCCAGTTTCGAGGCCTGGAACTACAACATTGCCAAAGTGACGTTCAGTTGCATAATCCTGACAATGGGCCCCAGCAACCTCGACGCGCTACGGCCAGCGCTTGAGATTGCAGCAAAGCTTTTAGCAAAGCAAGTAGCGGTCACCGACGGTCGTCCCACCAACACGTTGATAGGTGGAGTAGAATACCCCTCGTACACTGTAACTATTTCCCTACAAGCTCAAACGGCATAGGAGGCGACAACATGGCATACAAGATTGCGTCCGAAAGACTCGGCAAAATCGGTGACGTGTTTGACGCTGAAGCTGCTGAAGCTGAGGGTGTAAACGTCCCGGCACTTATTGACGGCGGTTTCGTCGTTGAGGAAACTAAGAAAAAGAAATCTGAGGACTGACAATGCCTACAACCACTTATCTTTCTAACCCAGACGTGACAATTAACTCAATTTCGTTAACTGATCAATGCACGAGCGCCACCGTTACCTACACTGCCGAGGCATTGGAAAGCACCGCTTTTGGAGATACTGCCAGGAAATACACGAGCGGGTTGCAAAACAATGAAGTGACCGTGACCTTGTACCAGTCGTATGCAGCGTCCGAAACTGAAGCAACGATCTATGGTTTGGTTGGCACGACCACAAACCTTGTGCTCAAACCGTCCAGCGCAACTGTTGGCGCAGCCAACCCGAGCTACACGCTTACAGGCGCATACCTTGAGTCCCATACCCCTATTGCAGCCAGCCTCGGAGAGCTCAGCACCATTACGCTGACGTTCCGTGGTGGCACACTTGCCAAAGCAGTAATTTGATTCTTCAGCCTCAGGCTGAGAGCAAAACAAAGCAAGCCCGCATGGGCGGAGCCTTGCCCGACGAAAGGACAAACCCTTGAGACTGACCCTTGCCTACCGCACCGTTGACGGCGACTCACGCCAGGTACAAACCAACCTGGCAACACTCGTCAAATGGGAACGCCTATACAAGCGCAAAATCTCACAAATTGGTGACGGCATAGGCGCAGAAGACCTCGCCTACTTTGCGTATGAAGCAACACGCCAGGCTGGCATAGTCGTACCATCAACCCTCGACCAGTTCATTGACCAGCTAGAAAACATGCCAGAGATCGTCGAGGCAGACGACCGAAACCCTACCGACCCGGCAGCGTCGGCTACCTCCTAGCGCAGGTTGTCGTGGCTACCGGGTATTGGCCAGCAAATGTGGAGTTTGAACACCCCGAGTTAATGACGGTCGTTCGCGTGCTCGAGGAGCGCAACCGTGCCTAGAGCTGTAGCCAACGTAACGCCACCCAAAGTTGAGGGCCTAAAAGACACGTTGCGCGTCCTGGGCAAGTTTGATCAAACGTTGCGCAAGTCATTTACCCGCGACTTCAAACAAGCCGTTGAACCCACTATCGAAGCTGCTAAAGCAAACGTGCCTAGCAGACCGCCGTTGTCAGGTTGGGAAAACAACTGGAAAAAGAAACCGTTGTGGGAGGGCGACAAAGAAGAACGCAAAATCAAATTGAAAATCAACACTCGACGTGCACGCCGACGCAACATTGAAAAAGGTATCCAGTACGAAACTGTTGGCACAATCAACGTGGTTGCTGGCGGTCGTGGTCTTTCAGTGTTTGACATGGCTGGTCGTCGAGGCCTACCCAGCAGTGTGCGTGGCGACCTTATGGTGCAAAACCTGAACGATCGTTACCGCAAAGCGTCAAGGGCCATGTGGCCAGCAGCTGAAGAAACATTGCCGGAAGTGACCCGCAACTGTGTGAGCATTGTGAAACGAGCCGAATTAGAAGCACAACGCATCCTGGCCATGAAAACAATTAACAGGGGCTAACCGTGGCTATCAACATTCCCATTATCTCAACGTTTCAAAAGCAGGGCATACAAGACGCGATCAAGCAATTTAAGGCACTTGAAACAAGGGCCCAAAAGTTTCAGTTCATTATGGCGAAAGCGACTAGCCCTGCCGGGTTGACCGCTATGGCTGGTGCAGCGACCACAGCTGCATACGCGATCTTTAACATGGCGAACGCTGCAGCGGACGACCAAAAGAGCCAGGCAATCCTTGCCACTGCGTTAAAAAACACGACTGGGGCAACTGACGCACAGATCGCCAGCGTCGAGGAGCTCATCAGCAAAATGCAAATGGCTGCAGGTATCTCAGATACTGAGTTACGCACTGGCTTTCAAAACCTCGCTCGAGCGACTGGTGACGTAACCAAAGCCCAAGACCTGTTAACCCTGGCGACGGACATCAGCGTAGGCACAGGCAAAAGCCTTGAAACAGTCACCCTTGGATTGTCTAAGGCATACCAGGGCAACCTCGGGTCGCTCAAACGCCTAGGTATTCCGCTCGACGAGAACATTGTCAAAACCAAGGACTTTGACGCAGCAACCCGAGTGCTTAGTGACACGTTCGGTGGGTCTGCAGCTAACGCAGCGGACACGTACGCAGGCAAAATGGCGATCACTCAACAGAAGATTGACGAAGCCAAAGAAACCATTGGTGCACTGTTTATACCTGTTATTGAAGAGTTGACTGACGTGCTTGGTCCTGCAGCTGACGGTGTAGCAACGTTGGCTAACGCTTTCAGCAGTCTTAAAGGCAAAGCAGAAGACGCAAACAGCGTACTGGGCAAAACGTTTGACCTGTTGAGCCCGTTGGCGTTTTTCAATTTGGGCAAGATTGCTAGTGGCGGTCGTGACCTGACCGACACGTTTGAAGAAATGTACAACCCGACAAACGGCCTTAATGAAGCGATTGATTCTTTGGCTGGTATGTTGCCAAAACTTGACACTGGCTTTACCAAGGTTGGCAGGTCTATTACTAGCGAAGTTGAAACACCGTTAGAAAAGTTTTTGAAGAACCTTGCTCGAGTTAAAGAAGAATTGACCGACACCATTAAAGGTTTGTTTGACTTGGGTTCCGCATACCGGGATTCGAAGAATTTCCCCGACTTTATGAAGAACGTTAAAAGCATGGTTGGGCAGATCAAGAACTATGGCAAAAACCTGCTCAAGCTGCAGGGCATGGGTTTGGGGCCGTTGGCTATCCAAGGGATTATGCAAATGGATTTGGCTAGCGGATCACAATTTGCCGAGGACTTGTTGGCGCAATCCAACGCGCTGCGTGACATACGTACTTTGAACCAGGCTTATACAGCTGTGGGAAATGTGGCGGGGCAGGTTGGTGCCGGGTTGGCAGTCGGTCAGGCGACTGGTGTCACTATTGGCACTGTTTATGTGCAGACCAATGACCCTAAAAAACTTGTTGAAGGGTTGAGGCAGTACGGACGTAACTCGGGGCCGTTGCCGATCGCTGTTACAGGGTCGTTCTAATGCCTACCCCATTGAATTACACGGTGAGAATTGCTGGCACAAGTCTGCTAGCTGGTGGCTTTGTATTAAACGACGTGCAGTCCATTTCGTGGAACCGTGGCCGTGAATGGGCAACTGATCCGTATTCACCAGCCAGCTGCACTATCAGGTCTAGGAACATTGCAGCCTGGACAAATACCCCAAAAATTGGTGACCTGATAGGTGTTTCAAATAGTGGCGTAACAAACTTCGGTGGATACATCAAAGACGTTGAAATCCAGTACGGAATAGTTGCCAACTTGGATACGGCGATTATTACTTGTGAGGGTCCGTTGTCACGGTGGGGTAGGCGACAGTTCAATAATCGAAGCATTGCACAGGCTCGAACATTGACACAGTTAAGTACGTTGGCAACGGCAACTGGGTTGAGCGCGTCAACAACTACAACTGGCACAGGTTCGTCAACTGCCAGCGCACAAACCTATTCAGGTAACGGCTTGGACCTATTAAACGAAGTAGTAATGACTGAAGTTGGGCACGTATCTGAAACCAGCCTTGTATCGGGTACCTACATGCCATACACGGTGTTATACCCACGAAACTATGACACGTCAGCCGGGTATTCGTTTGCGGACACTGGAGCCACAAACACTATTAAATACAACGAAATAGAGTTCACGTCAGCTGCAGAAAACTATTACACAGAAGTCACGATCAACCCTGTGGGCCTTGCCAGCCAGCAGTCAGGTTCAGGCTTTTATGGACTTAACCAAACCTCAGTCGATTTC